GGGAGCACCCATCCAATGCCGGAACCCCCCTACTCTTGCCGTAACCTACCTATAAGTGTTTGTTATTATTAGTTGTCGCAAGAATATAGGTTTCGACAAGGGGTATCCCCCTATGTATCCCCCCCCATGGATACGTGCGCGCGTGAGCCCACATGCCGAAACCTTCAACTAAGGATTTCAAAGACTTAGCAATGCCGAAACGGGGTTTCGTCAATCGTCGTCCTCCGGGGATGCGGCGGCGGCGAGGTTGACCGGGTCCAGTGCGGTGAAGCGTTCGGTGGGTCGCCCACCGGCTGGACCGGGCTGAGTGCGAGTTACCACCACCATCCGCCCTGCCTCCAGGGTGCCGAGGATTTCCTTCCGCTCGCGCTCGGGCAGGCGGAAGCCCCGGCGGATCATGTCGCGTTCGGTCATCGGTCCGTGTTTGCGGATGATGTCCAGCGCCTTGTTCAGCTTCTGCTCATACTCATTCTCGGCGACGTGCCGGCTGGCATCGCGGAGCAGCGTGTCGACGCAGTGCATGGCCAGCGCCCGCCCCCAGGCGATATCTGCGGCGGTGATAATCGGGGTCTGGGGGTCGTGGGCTACGGCGCGGATCAGCGCCAGCTTCATGGCGTTCTCGGCCAGGCGCCCGGCGATGGCGGTGACGTAGGTTCCCTCCGCCTTCCGCTGCATGTCCAGTTGCTCCTGTCGGAGCGCGCGGCGGGCCAGAATGGCGTCGGGCGTCTCGGGCACTGTTAGGGGTGTTGGAGCGGTTGCGGCGAGCATCAGGCTACCAAGGTTCCCGCCCACCCCATCCGGGCCGCTGGCGACGGCTTGCAGGGCCGCTATCAGGGCGTCGCTGGGTTCGGCCAGGTCTGGCTCCCGTTCGTCCGGGTAGCTGCACGGGCTGACGAACAGCAGAATGCGCGCCATCAGGCCATCGTTTAGGCTGGCGCCGGCTATGGCGTGCCAGAATTGTCCCGGCGTGGTGGTTCCGTAGAGGCAGGCATTCGGCTGATGGACGTCCTCGCGCGGGCGGCCGAGTTTGGATTGATCGGCATATTCTGCGCCGGTCCATATTGAGTTCGCCGAGCTGTACAGCTCCTTCAGGTTGGCGGCGATCTGCTTGCGGTGGGCGGCGGCTTTGTCGCCAAGCACGTCGTGCAGCCAGTCGCCAAACTCGTCGATCTGGAACAGCATGGATGGATGCCGCACCATGGCGGTGCGCATGCCGGCGCCGGATGCAATGTCGCTGCCGCCGAGGTACTGGACCAGATTGGCGGCGTAGAGGCATTTCCTGATCTGCTTGCGGGCGTGGTCTTTGCCGGCGCCACTATCCGCCACCCCGACCGCGTAGATGTTGGTTCTCAGGTCGGTGGTGGTTCGGTAGCGCCGCCCCGCCAGGGTGCCAATGAGACATATACCGGCGGCCAGGGATAGGAACGGCTGCGGCGAGATCGCTGTCGCCTCGCAGTGATCCACGAACATGCGTAAGGCGCCGGGCACGTCCAGCAGTGCGGGCGGGATATCCAGCGGCTTGGATGGGGCGTTTTTCGCTGCCTGCCGCCGGAGCATCTGCGCCACGATGGTCGCCACGGCGGGCGCCAGGGGTTCCGGTGGTGGCGGTGCGGGCACGTCGCGCGGCTTGCCCATGCCATCGCGGAATGCGGTGGCTAGCGTGTTCTGCGCGTGCCTGAAATCCTTGCACGATGCCCGGATGGCGTTGAGCGCATCTCCCAATGCGGCGAAGGCTTCGCCTTCCAGCAACTCGCCGGCTGCGACCAATCCGCCGATGGAAAACGCAGCCTTGTTCAGCGTGTCGTGTTTGCTGCCGTTGCCGGCGCGGCGGATGTTGTCGCACTCCATGTCCAAGGCGGCGCGTCCATACGCCGTCCCGCCGTCGTGGCGGGGTGCTGGCGGGCTTTGGGTCGGCGCTGCGGTGGTTGGTGCCACCACGCGACCAGGGCGCCCTACAGCCTCCTTGTCGAGGTCCGTGGCATGGTCGAGGAAGCGGCCCTCGATGCTGGTGACGGTGTGCGCGTTATTACCAAACACCCTGCCGTAGTAGTACGCCTGGCTCCGCGTAAAACTCTCGCGGCTCAAGGCGCCAACGAACAGGCCGTTGACGCGGGCCAGTAGGGCGGCGCGGTCATCTGGCGCCACGGGCGTGGAGAGCGGGCACAGCACCCGCCAGCGAGGCGCGTCCTCGGTGTGGCTGGGCGAGGTGTAGAGGATAGCGGCTAGGTCCGCGCTGCGCAGGATGGTCGCGGCGCGGTCCATGGTCAGCTGCTGGCCATCGTAATCCGCCTCAACACCGCTGATTTCCAGCAGGTTGGCGTCGTGACGCAGGCTGCCGCGTTCTGTTTTGACGTCGCCAAAAGCGGCCAGTTTGAGCCAGGGCAGCATGTCCTTTCGACTGGCTTGGGTGGTGGTCAGGCGCTCCACCAGGGACCGCAGGCTGATCAACTCCTCCCGCTTGCTGCTGGCCGAAAAGTCGCCAAAAAAAGTGACGCGGATTGGCTTGTCCAAGGCGGCGCTTGGTGCGGGTTTGTTTCGCCGCGCCAGGTATTCATGGAAGCCTGACATGCCGCCGGTCATCCCATTCTCGCCCTGTCCAACGCCTCGTTGATTTCGGCTTGCTTCTGGCAAAGCTCATCAACGTATCCGCCGCAGACCACCTCGATGAACTGTGACCACTGCTGGGCAGTCCATTGTGCCATGTCTGACACGCCGAGGCTTTCGATGTATTCCCCGGCTCGGTCGCTGGCGGCGGCCATGGCGGCGAGTTCGTGCTCGTTAGGATCAACCATTTTCCGTCTACCATCTCCCCAGATTGCACTGCACATGGCCGAGCATGTCGGCACGGTAAAAAATAACCGCTGCCCACGCAAGGGATTCCACCACCACCAGTGGTCCGCCTCCCGTCCGCAGGATCGGCATTTCATCTTCTTCGCTTCCATGGCGGCAGATTTGCGTCGCCGAGTTCTTGGTCTGCAATGGATGCATCACGCGCGGCATCAATCCGCAGCACTTCAGGGTATAAATCCGCAATCATGCGGTGCGCGGCTTCGAGTGCCGCATGTGCTGTCGACAGAGCATGGAACACCACTGATGCTGGTCCGAGATATGGCTGCTCTTGCAATGGCGGATGTGCGGAGCGCATTTTTTCAAGCGCAGCCCAAGGGTCAAATTGCTGCATATTTTCTTTCCAAAGGTCAGCGGCATCAATCGTCTTCACGTCCAGGGTGTAGGCGGCATCCAGCTTCGCGGCGGCAGCGGTGGCGCGCTGGCGGGTATCCTCGGCCTTGCGCGCCTCACGTTCGGCCTTGGGGTCGAAGCCGGCAGCGACACGGCCCAGGCGGATGCGCGCTGCCTCGCGGGCCTGTTCCAGAGTGATCCCACCCCAGACGCCCAGAGGCTCGCGCACCTTTCGGGCCGTAGCGGCGTCGGTCCATTGCACTAGGAAGGTCCTGGCGCCCGAGGCGGTGGCGCGGATGCCGAGGCCCTTGACCTCAGTATCGAATGCCAGGCGGTCCTTTGCAGTACCCTCGGGCTTGAAGCCGGCAATGAATCGTTCGGTTAGCTTCGGCAACGGATCGGCCCTCTTACGCGCGTTTTGCGACCCGTCGGACCCGGCCAGCATGGGGTTATTTCCTTGGCCATCAAAAGCGCACGCCCAGAATCTCAACATATTTCCCAACCGGCCGCACTTGAATGGCGGTCGGCTTGGCGATGGTTGGCGCGCCTACGATGGCAATCTCGACGGTGGCCGGGATTGGCGCATCAGTCCGACGACGCCACCACGTCTCCGCCTTGCTGCGAGCGTAGCCGGTATGCTCAAAGCAGACCCATTCGCTATGCGCGGTCAGACCGCATTGATACGTCACGCGGAGCGATGTCGGCTTGCCTGGCTTCACATGCGCCGCGTACCGCACGTCGGTGACGTTGCACCACTCGGCCTGGATTTGCGTTGAGAGCAGGGCGCTGGTGGCCGCTTTCGGCGCTACCTGGATTTTCGGCGGCGGAAAATCAAAACCACACTCAATGCATCGGCGGGCACTGGCGTGGTTGATGGTTTGGCACTCGGGGCAGGTCTTGACCGGCGCCTCGCCTGGCTCATCGCCCTTCTCCTTGCGGGCGCCGTCCACGGTATCAATCGGGCCGTGCCGGGCGGTGTTGCCGGCGAAGTCCAAGACAACACACTCATCTTTTCCCGGCGCAAGCCTGGTGCCCCGGCCGACCATCTGCACATAAAGACCGATGCTCTTGGTCGGCCGAAGCAAGGCGATGAGATCGGTGCTGGGGGCGTCAAAGCCGGTTGTGAGCACGTTTGCATTGGTGACGCAGCGCAGCTTTCCGGTTTTGTAGTTGCTCAGGATGGTTGCGCGCTCGCCTGCTGGCGTATCGCCCGTCACCGTCTCGGCGCTGATGCCATGCTCGCGGATGGCGTCGCGGACGTGTAGCGCGTGGTCAACACCGGAGCAGAACACCAGCCAGGAACCACGCTCGGCGCCGTGCTGCACGATCTCGGCCACGGCGTCGCGGGTCACTTCGTCCCGGTCAACGGCGGCTTCCAAGTCTTTGGCGATGAATTCCCCGCCACGGGTGCCGACGCTGGACACATCCAGCTGCGTTTGGGTTTGCTTGGGGATGACCGTGGAGAGATAGCCTTGCGCGATCATGTCTAGGATCGGCACCGAATAAGCGATGTCGGTGAACACGCGGTCTTTGCCGACGTGCAGCAGGCCGCTATCCATTCGATATGGCGTGGCGGTAAATCCGACCACCTTCAGCATGCCGGCGTTGATGCTGTTCAGCTCGGACAGGAATGCGCGGTACATGCTGCCATCGGTGCGGCTCAGAAGGTGCGCCTCGTCGATGATGACCAGATCGCATCGCTGCACGCGGGCGGCGCGTTTGTGGATCGACTGGATGCCGGCGAACAGCACCTGAGCGTGAATGTCGCGGCGAGACAGGCCTGCGCTGTAGATGCCGCCTGGCGCTTCCGGCCACATGTTCAGCAGGGCTTGGAAGTTCTGCTGGATTAACTCCTTGACGTGGGTAAGCATCAAGATGCGCGTTTCCGGATAAGCGTGGATCGCCTCGCGGATGAAGGACGCGATGACCACGCTTTTCCCGGTGCCGGTTGGCATGACCACCAGCGGGTTGCCGGTGTTGCCGGCGAAGTAGTCATAGAGCGCGTCAATGGCGGCGCGCTGATATGGCCTGAGAAGCATCATGCCACGCCATCCCGCCACACGCTGCCATCCGGCAGCCGGTAGCTAACCCAGTCCTCGCCGGCATCTTCCTGTTCGCCATGGATTAATGGCGGCAGGTACAAATGTGCGGAACATCCTAACTCTTGTTCTTTTTTGTCCAGCGGCACGCCCAGCCGTTCGCAGCGCCACTCCCCGCCGGCCACGGGCGATGCGTGCAGGCAGGACCGGCAATGCCGCTCGGGCACCTCGGCGCCATGGCAGACGGGCGCATGGTCACAGAACCGGCACTGGAACCACGCTGGGTCGGTGCTGATGCGCTCGGGCGGGCCTGGGTTGGCGATGATGCGCTGCGCCTTGGCCAACAGCCGTAGGGCGGCTTCAACGTCGTAGCGGATGCGCTCCTGATACAGCTCGTCCGTGTCCTTGTTCACGGCGAGATAGAAGGCGCGCTCGATCCCGGCGAGGTGCATGTACACCTGAATTTGCGCAAAGTGCTGCGGCTTGGACGTGGCCACGCCATCTTTCTTCAGCGCGGCAAAGGACTTGGCTGAGTGGGTTTTGAACTCGCAGACGTGCCACGCTTTCGGCGCCTCGGTGAAGCCGATGGCCACGCCATCCATGCTGCCGCCGAAGTGGCCGCTTTCGTCGCGCAGGTTCCACTGCCTACCGTTGTCGGGGTCCACATCCATCACCGTCACACCGACGCGACGCAGGTCTGCGACAAATCGCGCCTCGGCCAGATTGCCGGTATCGAACAAGCGCAGCAACCGGCCGGCATGCCTGGCGCGGGTTGCCCAGCGCCAGCTGTACCAGATTGCTCGGTCGCATGGGCCGCCGATCAGGCTGGCGCCAAGGTGTTCGCGGTAGCCATTGCCCTGGCGCGCTTCATAGTCCGCGTAGATAGCGTCAACGGTGGGACTTGATGGATTGGGTAGTGCTGCCATGCCTGCGCGCCTCTCTGGCTGTTTTAAGGTGAAATGCCGGGGCAGCGTTGACCGCCCCGGCTGATCACTTACGCGGGACGCCGCCAAGGCGCGGCAGATGCAGGACGGGCGGCAGCCTGCGGCGGCGGGTTGTTGACCGGGCGCTGCTGGGGCTGGAAGGCGGGCGCAGCGGTTGCACCGCTGGCAGCCGAGAAACCCTTGATGCTGTTCCGCGCCTTGCGGTGGACGCCATTCTTGTCCGGGCCTTCAGGATCAACCTCGACCGATGCGATCATCGGCTTGAAGTGCAGTTCCTCGCTGTCGCTGACCTGGAGCCGGCCGACGGCGTGGCAGATGGCCGAGAGCGTCCGTTGGGCGATCTCCACCGCCTGGGGGTTGGGGTTCACCAAGTTGAGGTTTTCCCAGAGTTTCCGCCCCTTCGCCGGGCCTTCGATGATTTCCATCTCCAAGGCGAGCAACTGGCCGGTGCCCGCCTTCGTGTCCTTCATCTCGCTCTTGACGATCTGCACCGGGTATTTGCCCGGCGGCAGGATTTCAATCGGCGCGGAGGGTTCGACGTTGGTCGCGTCAAAAGAGCCAATGTATGCCATTTTATTTACTCCTTGTCGGCGGGCTTGGCCGCCGTGTTGTAATAGGGGATGGAGGCTGCGAGATTGTCCCAGGACAGTGGCAGGCTGTCCGGCATCGCGTAGCGGTTTTTCGCTAGGAAGGCGGGTCGCTCGTTGCTGTAGATCAGCCGGTCGCCACCGCCGACACCGCGCGTTGCCTTCTTGTTAAAGCCGAGTTCGGTTTTCACGGTGCTGACGCGGTAGTTGCAGAAGAGCACCGCATCAACATGCTCCTGCACCAGCGCCGACGCGCGCGTTTGCAGTTTGATCTGGTAGCGGTCGTAAGGCTCCGTCTCCGGGCTGTCGAACCGCTTGATCTCGCAGTGAGCCAGCAGGATGACGCCCATGCCCTTGTCGTCGCGGAGCGCGTTGAAGCCGTCCAGCAGCGCGCGCCACTGGTCGAGGGCGGCGATGTAGCCCTTGCCAAATCCGGGAGCCTCGATGTTGGCCCATCCGTTCACGGCGCAGGTTTCGCGCCAGACCATCGGCTCAAGCCAGTCCACGCTATCCAGCACCACCGTCTGGAAATCATGCGGCTCGTTGTAGAGCGCGCCCACGGCATCCATGATTTCCCCGTAGGTGCGGAGCAGCCCGAAAGTCGGGCAGTCCACCTCGCTTTCCTCCGTTTGTAGGAAAACCGGAGCAGGGGATCGCATGCCCAGCGTGGTCTTTCCGATGCCGGCGGTGCCGTACGCCAAAATGCGCGGCGGCTTGCGGTCGCTCGACCGTTTGAGGGACGAGAGGGAAAACGCCATTACGTGGTGCTCCGATTCGTCAGTTCTGCGTTGATCGCGTCGATGCGGACTTCAACCGCTCTGCGCGCGACGTCTGCCGATATACGGAATGGCGTGCTCGTCACGTCGATGGAGCACACAGGAATGTCGCCACCTCGCGGCAGGTTGGCGAGGAAGTCGATTGCCTGCTTGAGGCTGTAGCGCAAGCCTTCCTCCGGCATGCTGGAAAACATCAGGCAATCCTCCCCTTCGGCTTTTCGATCTTGAACGAGTGGCGTCCCACACTGACGGTGCGCGCCGGCTCAAACACGCTACGGATGCTGTCAGGCCATGCGTTGTATCGGCTCTCAGGGACCGAGAGCACATACGTGATGTACTGGCTCGGGTCTTCGCCCCAGCCCTGGATCGTGGCTTCAGCCTCGCGCAGCTTGGCTTGATCCCACTCCACCTTTTTCGGGCTGTCGGCGCGGATAACAAAGCCATCGGCATCCATGCTTATGGTTCCGGTGTCCTTGCCGCTCGCCTTCCGCAGCTCTGCGGCGCGCTGCCCGAAGCCCAGCGCCAAGCCAATATTCAGCAGATCATCCAGCCGCTTTGCATCGGCCTTCAGCTCCGCCACGTCTTCCAGCAGCATTGCCAGATGATCGACGGCCAGGATGGATACCTGATCGGCGGTCATCTCGCGGAGCTGCGCTAGCGTGTAGCGGTTGCTCACCTATCTTCTCCGGTTCACGAAAATGCGCTTATGAAGCGCAACCTCCCCAGGGGCGGCAAAACTATTTTTACCTGGATGGAACCGGCGGCGCAAGCCTGCCGTCAAACTATTTTATGGGGTGCAGGGAAATTTCCGCGTTGCCTTCGCGGTCATTGTCGCGCTCAACAATCAGCCGATAGCAGAGGCTGTCGTTCGTGATGGCGCCGCCGGCCTGACATGCGTCAAGCAGCTGTTTGACACGATTATCAACGTCGCCTCTGAATTTCGGCAGCGCGATGATGGCTTCGAATGGCACGCTGATTTGAGCGCCTTGCCGCTGATATGCGACCTCGCGTTGAGCAAGCGTCGCCCATTCCCGAGAGGCTGCGCGCTTTATCATTTTGGCGCCCAGGCGGGTTCGGACGGGAACCCAGGCTTTATTGACGCTGGGCGGTATCGGCAAAAATATGGTTATTGAATCGGTCATTTAGCCAGCGGTCGCTGGTTCGGCCGCATCAATGAATACGTCTGGTCGGATAACGCGCGGATGAATTCCGAGCACCTGATGGACAATCATGACGTCCCGAACCGGCACGCCGCGCCGCCGCCAGTAGTGTACGCGCTGGCGCGTATATCCGAGACGCTTGGCGATGGCTGATGTGCCGCCAAGGGAATCAATCGTTTGCCGGGCAATGGCCGCTAGATCATGGGATTCGGTCATGGGTGGCTTGTAAAGTTTCCGTTGACTGATCGTCAATAACAAAAAACCCCCTCGGCTATAAAGCCAAGGGGGCAAGTTTGGGAGAGACGACACAGAAAACGCCGATACGGCAGGCAGCTACATGCCCCCGCCTTGCCGGGCGTCAACGGCAAGCTGGATATAGGTCACGAGCCGACAACACGCATCGGCAGCCCGTTGCATAGTGTAGGCATGCGGACAACCCAGATGCCATCTGTTTTATTGTCCTGAGCCAGCACCACCATCGGCACCACGTCATAGCCGCAGGATGCCCATACCTGCTGGATTTCGCGCGCCAGGAAATTTGCGCCTTCCCGCGTCATGGTGTCCTTGGTTTTTGATGGGGGTCTGGTGGCGTTGAAGGGTGGGTGCTTCATTATCGCCATCCCATGCCGACATTGGTCGGCGCCAGTTGTTTCGCCGCAGCTGGGCACACCGTCACACTACGAGACGCGACAAACTCGGCGACCAGACGCGCCACTTCCTCGCGTGTTGGTGGCGGATATTTTGCGCGACGCGGGCGGAAATATCGGGCCTTCATTTCCGGCGATGGCGTGGGACGGGCGCCTGACGCTCGGCGAGGTGCGCGCAATCTCTCCCCTGGCGCTGGTCGCGGTGCGGTGCGCCATGATTTGTCGCACGCCTCAACCTGGCGCCAGACGCCCGGTTGAATATGCACATTGATTAGATTGGCGCGGATCAGATAGCGGAATAGCATGGCGACCGACCCTTTGGATTGATATCCAACGCGCTCCCCGATTTCTTGATTGCTCGGGCATTTCTCGCCGCGTTCCGCCGCGTTGCGGATCATGCTCAACGCAGTCTGACAAAGCGCGATCACGCCGGGCGTGATGTTCATTGCGGCGAAGGCTTGTGTTTCCATTGGTTTATTCTCCTCCAAGTTTTTGATTGACGCCATCACAATTTCACTTCGCTTTACCCATTCCGACGTATGCCACCACGCGGCGCAGCCCAAGGGCGATGAGGATTGCCTTCCCTGGCTCACGGCGACAGTTGAGTACGTCGCTCAAATATTGCGGTGTGATGCCGATGCTGGCAGCCCAGGCTGACTGGCTGCCAGCGGCGCGGCATGCGGTGCGAATGGCGCCGAACACTTCGGCCAGCGTCGGTTTATCTCCCGGCGAAAATGCCGCTGGGGTTATTTTTGGTGCGCTCATGCTCGTCCCTCCGCAACCTGCTCCACATCGAAATCCGCCGGCTGGATGCGGCACCGCATGCCGTTCCAGTTGAAATCCGTGGCGCCTCGCATGTGCCGGCGAACCCACGCCCTCGCGTCCTGATCGTCACGCTTGGCGCGGGTGTGTGCCGAAACCCAATGACGCAAAGCCGCGCGGCGCTCCCGGCCAGGCGGCAGATCGCGCAGCCGGAACACCTCGCGCGCGCCGAGCGGGTCGGAAAGGAAGCGGATGCGCGGCCCGTCGCCAAGCCCGATCCAGACAGTCCACTCGTAACGCAGCGCTAGGGCAAATCCGAGCGTGGCCGGGATCACCTGCGAAACCTCGCGTGCGTTGATTGTACCCGGCGCAGCGTTCTGCCAGACGCCGCCCATAAGCGCGGCTGGCGCTTTGGCCGACACCGCCTCTCCATCGGGCTTCGTCACCACCATCTCATCCATGACCATGCGGGGCGAAAACCGCGTCGCGCCAAGGCGCCTGGCCTCAACAGTGCCAATGCTCCTCATCCGACCGAATTGCAGCGATCCAGGTGGCCAGCGATCCGTTGCAGCATGCCGCCCCCGATCAGCCGCAAACACCACCCTTGCATCGACAGGCCAGATTGCGGGAGCACCATCGTTCGGCAGCACAATGAAGTCATGCCGCGTCGCCGAGCGCGGCGCGGTGCCAAACGCCATCGGCACAGCGCCGTCCATGTTTTTTAGTGGCACGCTCAGTCGATGGCGACCATCCTCGGCGCATAGATACAGGAAGGTCAGAATGCTGTCGGCCAGGTCTCCGACGGAGGTGGTTGGGTCATCCGGCATTTGCCAACACCTCCATTTCCTCGACGCAACCGCACCGTTTTGATAGGCACCCGCCACCAGTTGCTGGACATTGATTCTCCTGCTGGATCACGCGAAGCCAGCTGCGCCGCAGCCGCTTGATCTCTGCGACCTGGGCGCATGCTCCCGGCAGCGGGCAGCCGATGGGGTCAGGTACGGGCTGCCCGCTGAATGTACGGCCGCCGAGAGTAAGTCGCAGGCTGGCAACCTCGGCGCGGAGGCGGACGATCTCATCCCGCTGCCAGCGCAGCCCATCCGCGCAGTCAGTCAGGAATTTTTGCAAGCCGGGTTCGCCATCGCATGCCGGATGGCCCGCCCAATCCGAGCACATGCCGAGGCAATGGAGCGCGCTGACTTCCCCCTCGGGGGCGCGGCTCAGGTCGGTCGTCTTCTGGTCAGTGATCATTGCCATCCCCCACGCAATGCACCCACGTCGCGCGCACCTCGGCGGCAACTTGATAGCCGTCGCCATCCTGCGCCGCGTTGGCGCTATCCAGCAGCGCGCGGGCGACGCGCTTCCAGTCGATAGGGTCGGCTGGTGAATTTTCACGGACCGGCGGTCCGCTGGTCCGCTCCCACTCAGCCAAACTAGCCAAAATGTCCAAAATGTCCAAAATGGCCGGGTCGGCGGCAAGCTCGGCCGCCAGCGCGCGGTCAGCATCAGCCAGTGAATTTTCACCGGGCCAATTAAGCGGGACTTGATCGTTGCCGACCAATTGAGCGCGCTCAAGCCGGGCGATCTCGCGGTCAAGATACCAGCGCGCTTTGCGTAGGTCGGTGATGGCGTCGCCTTTTTCGCCAGCGCGCCAGATGTATTTGACCGAATTTCCGAGGCAAAAGTTCATATGCTCGGTCACGGTGATCGCCTCAACCCCAGAGGGGTGCGACGTGTAGTGACGAGGGTGGTTCACGAGGTCGTTCACTGGCTTTCGCTCCTGCGCAGAAGCCACGCGCGGGCCTGCGATGCAAGCCACACCGCGCCAGCTGCGATGGCGCCGATGCCGATGATGGCGAGGATTGTCATCATTCTGCGGCCAGCGCAAACAGATCGTCGGCGGTGGCTTCAGCTTCGATCAGGAATTTGCACGCCTGCCGGAAATAGCTCTCCTTCAACTCAACGCCGACAAACCTCCGACCGTTCTTGACCGACTGAAATCCTTCGCTGCCGATGCCCATGAACGGGCTTAGAACCACGTCACCGGGGTTGCTCCACATAATGAGCGCGCGAAAAATCACGTCCAGCTGAAGCGGGCAGATGTGGCGTTCGTCGGAACCATCTCGCGCCAAGTGGCCATTGAGAACGTCGGTCTGGTCAACCGTCATCCATACTGGCGATGCCCATTCCTGCCACTGTTGCAGGCTGAATGTGTTGGTAGCTGTACCCTTGCGCTTGCGGCCAAGACGGTTTGCGGTGCTCTTGTCCATCTCGTGCTCGATGGGTTCCGCGTTGTCGCCCGGCTTCACGAAGGTCAGCAGGTAGTCGGGCATGCCGCCGCGCGACTTGGCGCTGTCCTTTATGAGTTGCCCATACACCAGCCCGACATGCTTAGTGCGGGTCATCTCCACCACGGGATCTTTCCAGATGGTGCGGCGCGAGTGCAGCACCCAGCCGGCATCCTCATGAATGCGGATGATCTGGCCGCTGAAGTCCTTGATGCCAACCTGGCCGTCGCGCCACTTAGTCAGCGGCAGGTCGCTGCAATGCACGGCGGTGATGCGGCCCGGCTTGGTGACGCGGAACTTCTCACGCACAAGGAAGCGGTAATGCGCCTCGAACTCGCCATCGGTGCTGCTGTTGCCCATGTCGGCGGCGCTGTCAGAATAAACGAACAACGAGCCGAACGGTGGCGAGTACACCGAGAACCCGATGCTCTCGTCCGGCAACTGCCGAACTACGTCGCAGCAATCACCGTGATATGCGGTCCAACTTTCGCCGTGAGCCTCATTCAAACAGACAACCATGTGGGCAACCTCCCGTGATGCTTTGGCGCATATGGAACTTTGTTTATTGCGGATTTTGCGTGCATGGCGCGGCTCATGGCTTTCGCCATCGCGGCCTTCATGCGCTGGTGGTCCTCGGCCTTGCGGTCGATCACGCGGCCAATCTGGTCTTCGCCCTCGGCGACGATCAGATGCACATCAACCGGCCTGGCTTGGCCGAACCGCCAGCAGCGGCGAACCGCCTGATACCAAGCCTCGTAGCTGAAGCTGCGGCCGGCGAAGGCCATGCGCGCGGCGTGCTGCCAGTTGAGGCCGTAGCCGCAGATTTTTGGCTTGGTGATAATGACCTTCGCGCTACCATCAGCGAATGCGGCCAGCGCGTCCTCCTTGGCTTCCGTGGTCATGCTACCGCGAACCTCAACAGCGTCTGGGATGCGTGCCTTGAGCGCGTCGGCCTCGTTGTCGGTGTCACACCAGACAACCCAGGCTTCGCCCGGTTCGGCATGCACCAGGGCGGCGACAGCATCAGCGCGGGCGGCGCTGGTCTGACGTTTCACGTCGAATATCGCCGTCGCGCTGGTGTCCACACCGAACAGCGCGCCAATGCTCGGCCGAACGTCGCCGTAGGTCTGGTGCCGGTGAACCTGCATCGGCGGCAGGACGTGCTTGCTGCCGTCATAGCCGAGGTCGGCGGGACTGCTGGCGCAGCGCGACCACGACGCCATCCAATCCCAGAAACTTTCCTCGGCGTGCCCTTTCAAACGCCATGTCTGGCTTGCGGTGCTGGTGTCGTTGATAAACCAGCGGGAGAGCATTTCAAGGCTGGACATGAGACCAAGAAACTCGGCGTGCTGGCCCAGCTCCATGTGGTCATTCGGCGCGGGAGTGGCTGTCGCGGCAAGGCGGAAGCGATGGCCGCTGAACGACTGAATGAGCGCGCGGGACGTGCGGCCGGCGAAGCTCTTGAGGATGCTGCTCTCGTCCAGCACCACGGCGCCGAACCAGTCAGGGTCCAGCTTGTCCAGCCGGTCATAGTTGCAGATGGAAATCCCCTGGCGGGCCTCGGACTGGTCACGGATCACGCGGGCGCCGAAGCCGAAGCGGGCGCTTTCGCGCTCGATCTGGCGGGCTACGGCCAGCGGCGTCAGGATCAGCGCGCGGCCGTTCGTCGCATCGGCAGCCTGGATTGCGTATTCCAGTTCGCAGATGGTTTTGCCGAGGCCGGTATCGAGGAATAGCCCGGCGCGGCCTTGCTCCAAGCAGAAGCCGGTGGCCGGCGCTTGATAGTCAAACATGGCGCCGTGCATCGGGTGCGGCTTGATGCCAGTCGCTTCTACGCGCGGCGCCTTGGCTGCGAGGAACTCGGCGTAATCGGCCCTCATGCACCTTGATCCTTTTCAATAACTTTGGCGGTTTCGCACGGTTCGGCGCCAAATGGCGGATTACGAGGAACGAAATCTTCAGCCGTCACCAGCCTGCCGGTTGCCAGCTCAATGTCTGGGATATCCGACCAGTCCGGTCGGCGCCGTCCCGTCACCCAGCCGTGAACGGTGGAGATTGGCCGATGCATGTCGGCGGCCAGGGCCGTCACCGTCATGCATTTGGTTCGAAGGAAATCGGATAGGGTCATGCCTTCTTTTACGCGCCCCGCGCTCATCGCCGCAAGGATGAATTACGCGCTGCGAAAATAATTTGCGTTGCGCGCATTTCCGTATTGCCTGCGGCACGCACGGCGCGTAAAAACGTCTCGTCAAAAGAAAGGTGAGGCCAATGGCCAGTTATCCAGCCGATCAAGCCGAAGCCGCCGCCGCCCTGCTGCGCCGGCTGGCTTTTCATCTGAAAGCCTTGTCGTCCATCGCCGAGGCCGCGCATGGCGTGATCAGCGACAACGGGTTGATTCCTGATGCCTCGGGGTGCGTCCCAGATAGGTTGGCCGACCTGTTCGGCATGGTCGAGGACCATGCCCGTGAACTGGAAGCCGAGATTGGCTTGAGGGCTGCGGCATGATGTACGATCCCGCCGTTTGGCCAAAAGGCCAGCAGCCCGGCCCGGCCAACTGCCCGTGCGTCGATGACCGCCCCGCCTGTCGCGACTGCGGCGAGCGGTACAGCGTCAGCCGGATGCACAGCCAGGACGCCGACGATAGCTTCATCTGTGACGACTGCGCCCAGGCCGAGTGGGAACGGGCTGCCGGCTGCAACGCGGGGAGTGAGTGACGATGGCCATATTGCAAATCAAGTGCCGTTTCAGCGGCGTCGTGCGCTTTGAGGGTGAGTACGGCTCGATGAAACTGTGCGCCGAGGCGGCAGTGAATTCGCGGGCGAACATGTCGGGGGCGAACATGTCGGGGGCGAACATGTCGCGGGCGGACCTGTCGGAGGCGGACCTGTCGGGGGCGAACCTGTCGGGGGCGGACATGTCGGGGGCGGACCTGTCGGGGGCGAACCTGTCGCGGGCGAACATGTCGCGGGCGGACCTGTCGCGGGCGGACCTGTCGGGGGCGAACATGTCGGGGGCGGACCTGTCGCGGGCGGACCTGTGGGGGGCGAACCTG